TTTTATACAGGGCGTATACTTCTATGTGGAGATGTGATTAACTTTTCGGGTGTTGACGATACAGTTGAACATAATTTTGATTCCGGATCACAAAAAACGATATCGAGTTTACGTGTCCAGTTTTATTACAGTAGTAATAATCGATTAATACCATACGATTTTAGAAATGCGAATCATATACTTAAACTCGCAGTGACGTGTTCTACTGATAAACTTGAGAATATTGCTAAAGTGGAACGAGACTTTTCTCTTCCACCACCTATGAGTATCCCCGAAATGGAGGATCCGCGTAGATGGGATGCGTTTATATCTATATTTATGGTAGTTGCAACCGGTTTATTTTTATTATTGGTTATGCGTAAGCCTAAACTTATCGAGTAACCGCGAAGATTGGTTGAGTTGGCTTTTGCACACGAGTGGAAACACGAGAGATACCGACGTAGACCAAGATGGACAAGAGCGTTGTGAACAAGGCCGTGAGCGTGTAGTTCATACCACCGTTCTTGTTGACCTTAACAACTTGGTTAACGATCCATCTAACCAAGTCCATCCACGAGAGGGCGGCGGCGAAGGAGAATCCAGCAACGACGGCGTTGAGGGATTGGGACTCGAGTTCACGAGCGACGAGCGTAACAGTTTCAGCAGCAGAAGACATTTTTATATATAGTATCCTGAGATTTTAATCAGGGAGTAGTTCCTCTTCAATTAAAATTTTTTTATAACATTTGGGTTTCATATACCCTTTTAACATACCGACATTTATAGAATCTATACCCGAATCAGATTCCGAATCTGTTTCTGTATCAGAATCGGATTCAGTATCATCATCGCGTAATCTAAAATATTCAGAAGTCGTCACATACCCCGTTGGTTCCGATGTGTTCATTACTATCTATAGCATTTTTTAACATTAATTCTGACGGATTTTTTGGTTCCCATGCATCCCAATTATCGTACGCCATATTCATCTTAACGAATTTATATTGACGTCCCGTATATCTCGTAAAAGGGATCTCTTCATCTTCAAACTCAATGTCTTCTTCCTGGTCTTCTTCATCGGAAGATTCTTCGTATATTTCCGGGAAGTGTGTTCCCATTTTTTTACCAACTTCGTTCATGGCACAATATTTCATGGCATATTCCATATCTTCACCAAGTACCATATCTCGACCACACGCCGTAGCGTATTCGGCTGCGAGAACCATAGTTCTTTCGAGTACGGGTTGGATAATGTTAATAGCAGAGTCTTGGACCTGCTCAATTAAGTTTGTAGTTGCGTCTTTTTCTTGTTGATTCATTATAAATTAAACAGTGTTTTAGCAATTCCGTTTTCTACACGGAGTATGTTATAACTTAGGCCTAAAACTCTAAGTTCTCTATCAGAAACATTATCTGGGTGTAAATCGAGTTTTACAAACTGTTCTTTAATTAAACTAAAATTTCTTTGACCTGTTGGATACCACCTTTCCGGTTCAAGTGCAAAACTATACGAATAGTATCTTCTAAATAATTGTGTTCTCGAATGATGTATACCACTTTGTATTGCGCGTAAGTTTATAGCGTTTCCAGTAACATTATCTAAAATTATAGAATCGTCGAGTGTAAGTTCAAGATTATTTAGATTTTCATAATTTGTATATAGGTTATTAACAACCTGATTTGGTGAATCATAATTAAAAGAACTTATAAAAAACCCATTAACAACTTTTCTTATACGCTGAATAACGAAAAAAAGTTCTTTTATTGGATTTTTAAATTCAAGTTTATGTTTAAATACCGATGTCGTGTTTACAGGTATAATTGTCTTACTTTCCTGTACTTGTGTGATGATATAATCTATTTTTTTACTTAATAACATCTGTTTTTCTTCTTCGTCTAAAGAAACCATTTCAGTTGTTAATTTTAAACTCTTTATGAGACCAGTTGGAGACAATCCCGTATAATACGATTCATCATCTGATGTATGTCTACCATATATACAATCTGTTACATCCCTTAATTTAATAACAATTTCAAGTTCCTGACCTGTTATAGCACAGAGTGGTACAGCGAGTTCAGGGTTGTTATAAAAATAAAATGGTATATCAACAAAATACTTTTGACTAGATGTAGCAAAACCAAGATACCCTAATATATTATTGTTTGAGGCAGGTGTACCTGAAAGTTCTAAAGGTGGTTTACCAATAAGTTTCGCTAAGTTATGTTGTTTTGTCTGTGTGACGTAATTATCGGAATATATAGCTAGGAAATCACTTGGTATACGCTGAATAACCTGTCCACCTATGAGAATTTCTACATACTCAATCATGGCATGACCTATAGACTCAACGTACCCAAAACCATCATATCCCGATGCCAAGCTTTGGGATATAGCCGATAATTCAACTTTCATACTTACAGTTTTAAGGAGATCACCTTGGTTTTGTGGGATGGTACACCGAATAGTGTTTCCAAATTCTACTTCACCTTCAACGTCTAAATCAACAAAGAATGGTGCAAAATTGGTATGTTTTTGAAAATTCTTTATGAAATATGTATATTCGGGGTCGTCTGTAAAAAAAGCGTCCTGTGGACCAGATGTTTCTAATTGAACACGACCAGCCATTACTAGTATAACTGACTAAAATTTTAAACCCCCAAGTCCGCTGCTTATACGTAAAACGTTATAGTTTACAGCGTATACGTAAACTTTGTGTGCGAAACTCGCGTCTGGTGAATCAAGTTCAATATCTATCAAATTGTGGGCTATTCTACTCATATTGACTTGACCGGTAGGGTAATACGTTTCCGGTTTCAACGAGAAACTATAGACACCAAAGTTATTACTCGTTACACCCGTATAATACTTTAATGGTTGTTCGTAACTGAGCATTAAATTATCGGCATCTATGATTATGTTATTATTAAATTTCATGGTAACTTGTTTTATTGGTTCGTATTTGTATACGTCGTCACTAATAGCCATAAAAAACATTTCCTTGACCGGGTTTTTAAAATTAAGCATACCAGATTTTTTAGATTCACCCGCTTTAAACTTGAATTGAGACAATTGGAGTTGAGTTATAACGTATTCTATGGGGCGTGTAAGTAAGAAATTCTTTTCATCTTCAGTAATAAAAAAGAAATCCGTTACAAGTGAAACCTTTTTAATAGAAGACAAAACACTTGATGGTGGATCAGATACACCACCACCTGTTCTCGTGTATGATAATGTGACGTCTGTGAGATTTTTAAACTTTATACGTACTTCGACGAGTTGTTTTGTTAAAGCACACACGGGTATAGCTAAACTCGGGTTTCTAAAGAAATAAAAGGGTAAAAATAAACTATAATCCCAATCGTACGTTACGTCTATATAATTACCGTGTCCCGTTAAGAAATAGAGTGTTTGATCAATATCATCTTTATTACTGTGTATTTGGTCATACATGTAAATATAATCACCCGTTATTCTCTCTATGGTTTGGCCACCAATAATGAGATCAGCATGGTCTATTAATTGTGCACCTATAGATTCGCGGTATCGAAGCGTTTTTACGTTTATTTGACCACCCATACCGTTGTGCGCAGAACAGTAATAATATAAAGTTGATGGTGCACCCACTGGTACGACAAATGTAACAGTAGATGTACTCGGATCGGTAACACCAGTTGTGTAATCGGAATAACTGGGTGAAGCCGTTGTGGAAAACCTAAACGGGTGTGATGGATGACTCGCATTGTTGAAGGTATACGTCGTACCTTCGTATAAAGTCAATGTTGCCTGTTGGACACCATCTATAAAGTATTTATTTCCCGAACCAGTCGATTGAAACGTTACATTAAATGATTGATCAGGTGTCGTTGGTTTAGGTAAAGTAAATTTAAGCATCGTACTTCGAATAAGATCCCCTTTGTTTTTTGGGATACGACATTCTATCAGTGTATCATAATCAATATCACCATCAAAAGGTGTTTCTATAGATTCAATTGAAAATTTAGTATGTCTCCTAAAATTCATAAGGAAATACGAAAACTCGGGTTCCCCAGTAAGCCATTGGTCCTGGATACCCGTGATAGCAAGGTTTAATCGACCAGCCATTCTTACTTTACGTGAGTAAAATTTTATTAAATAAAACGACACGATATTATAGATGAATCTTCAGTTGAGAAAATTTAAACCTGAAAACATGGCAGACGATAAAGTATGTGTTTTTATAGGTAAACGTAATACGGGTAAATCAACCCTTGTTACTGACATTCTATATCATAAAAAACATTTACCAGCGGGTATAGTTTTATCAGCAACGGAAGAAGGTAATCATTATTATCAACAGTATATACCAGATTTATTCATATACGGTGATTACGATAGAGAAGCTATTGAACGTGTACTTGAAAGACAAAGAAAATTAGTAGGGGGTGGTAAAAAAAATTGCGGGGCGTTTCTTCTTTTAGATGATTGTATGTATGATTCAAAGTTTATGAAAGATAAGTGTATCAGACAGGTTTTTATGAATGGTCGTCATTGGAAGATATTTTTCATGTTAACTATGCAGTACTGTATGGATCTACCACCTGCACTCAGGGCAAATATTGATTACGTCTTCATTTTACGTGAAAATATTATTCAAAACAGAGAAAAACTGTTTAAAAACTTTTTTGGTATTTTTCCATCATTTGAGATGTTTAATAAAGTTATGGATTCATGTACTGAAAATTACGAATGTTTAGTATTGGATAATACTTCTAAAAGTAATAAAATAGAGGATTGTGTATTTTGGTATAAAGCGTCACTTCGTAAAAATTTCAGAGTCGGTGCACCAGAGTACTGGCAGACACATAAAAAGATGTTTAACCCGAAACATGGTAACATGAAAATAGGTGACCCAAATTCAGTTAAAAGGAATACACCATTTAAAGTTACGAAAAGGAAATGATAAGATCAATTGCTAAACGAATGTATACACCTATAAAAAATGCTAACACTGTAGTGTATCCAGCTTATAATGAATTTAAACCAGATGGCAGTGATGATGGATATAGAATATTAGTTGATATATGTCATACTACAAAAACCGTTTATATAGATAATGATATGTGTGATTATGATAAATTAAATGATTTACCCAGAATCATAAAAACATTCGGGTGTTTGTATCCAAACTACACTCTTCAGGACAATAATGCGTAATCATTTAAAAGCAAAAAACTATGTACATATAAATGGCGACAGACCTTAGAACGATGAATCTTTCAGACAATGGCGACGGTATGGTATCTCTAAATAATAACCAAGGGACGTCCTTCGTGCCGAATATTCCCCCTGAAAAAAATGTGAGTGAAAATAAACAGACAATGGACTCTACTTCAATTTCCGATATTATGGGCCAAGCCGAGGAACCACTCGAACCACCAATGATGGGCGCCGATCCAAGAATGGCACAAATGCATATGCAAGGTCCAATGATGATGGCACAACAACAACAACCAGTAGGGCAACAAGCGACTGAAAAAAAATCTGAATCTAAAAATCCATTCAACCTTACTGATGACCAGTTCCAAGCACTCATTGTAGCTGTGTGTGCTGCGGCGGCAATTAGTAAGCCAGTTCAAGAAAAACTCGCAAACTTCGTCCCATCGTTTTTGAACGACCAGGGAAATAGAAGTGCAATTGGCTTAGCGTCGACCGGTATGGTCGCGGCGGTCGCCTTTTACCTTGCAAGAAAATACGCTTAAATAGCATTATAATGTTTATACATTCTCTTTCCAAAAATGAAATAGGAAATGAGAAATCCGAACAGTAAACCAACTGCGCGAAGTCCTAAAACAGTACTAGTACTCTTCGTAGTTTTACCATAATCTTTAAAATCCTTTTCAAACCTTTTGTTTATTTGAGAAACACCTGCAACCATACCCATACCTAGTAAAGTTGACATCATTAAAAATGGTGCATCTATAGCTAAGCGACCAATTAAATTACCACCACGTGGTAATATAGTGATGACTAATGGTGTAACGACCATGATTATAAACATGTTTAACCATTTATTGTTTAAAAGTAGGGGCGCACTCGAAGATGCGAGTAAAGTATTCAATAAGAAATACGCTTTCATTAAATCACCGAAAGATTGCATTTATTAATACCAAACATTATTTATCCTGGATGTGCTTACCACAAAATTCAGTTCTTTGTGGTATTTCCCTGTATATCCCTAAAGAAACGCACATTGTTCTAAGTTCCTCAAATTTTTTCCAGAAGTCTTTACTATGTGAATACTCGTCTACAGTACAGTGTGCGAGTTCGTGTATTAAAACATGGAATATTTCATTAGGTTCACCATCGATACACAAACCTATATCACTACCCTTACTAACATTGTACCCTATAGACCCATTCATACGCCTATGTGCGGTAATTGGAATTTCTTTACATAACATTTTGAATTCCTGATTATTAGTCTCCTTAAGGTGTTCCCTGAGTGTCCTGTATTTTTCACGAACTTCAGATAATCTCTCAGGTTCCTGTATATTCATGAGTATAATCACGTTTATGATAAGTAGAAGTATAGTGAGTATCATCTTATCATAAACACATAAAAAAATCGACGGTTCACCTCTTATACACAAATCTAAATTTACTATACAAATCCGAAACCGGGTTCCCTTTAAGATCTTCCCACAGTGTTAAAGTAAACCCCAAATCTTCCATGCGCGTAAAAAATATATCCTTGTGTGCGATAGGTTCGACTTTTGGTCCGTCGGCGTAATACGGTGTATCGGCTAAGTGGACATATAACTTTTCCCCAAAGTTTCCCGAACTCGTATGTTTCATTAAAAAGTAGTTTCCTAACTCGTCTTTTACTGGTGTTTTCATGATAATCTTATCTGAATTCGGTATGATTCCTATGAATTGACCACCAGGCTTTATTCTATTTTTAATTGCTAACAAAGACGTCTCGAATAACTTGGGTGATTCGAATATATAGTGCAACGCAAAGTTATAACACACGACGTCGTATTTCCTTTGTGGACATGCGAATATATCACCTTCATAAAAGTTGACGCGTATTTTCATGTTTTTAGCACGCGACTTAGCCTCCTTAAGTGAATCTGGGTTTGGTTCACACATACTTATATTTGCACCGGCGTGTCGCCACTTTTGGAGATCACCACCGAATCCACATCCTACATCCAAAATACTGTCGCCTTCGCGGGTAGCCGATTGGATGAGGAGACGCTTAGACTCGTTATGGTACTTACGTATCTCCTCCATTTATTTATATTAGTGTTTCTTTTTTAATTGTGGTTACTAAGGTTAAAAATATACTAAATATAAAGCCTAAGTATAACAGGCTTAAACAGAAGATACTATTTAATTATATAAAACAATGTCAACTCTTGAACAAGATTACACGACCGTTCCCGGTCAATTATATGCGTGCCTTTCCGTCATAGGACCAGAAGCACCCCAAAAAAACGATAAGTTTGGAATTAAGATCCGGGGTGCATTTAATTCCAGAGATGAGGCTGCATCGCACGCCAAACGTCTTCAAAAAGAAGATGCGACATTTGATATTTACGTCGTTGATATGTATAAATGGTTGTTAATCCCACCTGATCCGACAAAGATCGAAGACGTTCATTATACGAATGAAAAGCTCGAAGAACTCATGGCGGGATACAAAGAAAATCAAGCACAAGCGGCACATATGTTTGCTGAACGTAAACGTGACATGGTCGAAAGTGCATCTACATTTTCGAAACCGGGTGATGAAAATTCGAAGTATTATACGAAACCAGATGAACCACCAATCAGTCACCCAGCTGAAGTTCTCGAACGTCTCCAAAAGGAAAAACCAGATACACCAATGGAAGAACTTGTTAAGGAAGCGGATGCAACCGTTGCTAAGGAAATTGAAGAAAGAAAGGAAAAGCGTGAAGCCGAGGCGAAGGTGGCTCTCGAAAAAGAGGCGATTGATAAAGGGTTTAATTCGGTTGAAGCAATGCTAAAGTTCAACAATGAAAAGTCTCAATCGTCTACGGAAGCTCAGGATACGAAAGGTGAAGGAGAAGTTGAGGAAGGTGAAGAGGTAGAATCTAAATAAATTTGTTATATAAATGTAAGAATGTTGAGTATTATACTAAATATAATCACCATAATTATTGTTTTAGCCATGGTCGGTTTATTTTTACGATTGTATGAAGATCGAAAAAGTAAATCGGGTACTGAAAATGTGAGTGCGTCTGATGTCGCACAAGATATACTAAAAGACCCACTTGTTGTAAGTCGTGCATATTTTACGGGATCAAAAATTGGTCCTATCGGTGATTTTGAAGGACAACAAACGTCCTCTGAATATTTGTGGATTAGAGGTAAACCTATCCAGGTCTAAGAATGACTGGTTGCATGGTCTTACCCATAAAAAACCCCAAAATAAAGGATACGAATATAATAATATACGCCGTTTTATCTAAATTTGTAAATATATCTTCCTTTTGTGTTTGTTGTGGATACGGTTCGTAATACGGTTGCGGTGGCGGAAAATAATACTGTTCGTTATTTTCCGGTTCTGGTTTTGGTTCATCTGATTGATGATCCTCTTCTTTACTCATGAAATCATCTGGATCATAGTTTATAGGTGTACCAACTTCAGCTTCCATTTATAAAATGTAAACCTATTTTTTTAAGCTCTATATTACTCAGCTTCTTCTTCTTCTTCCTCTTCGTCGACAACAAACCCTTTTAAATTACCGTTTTCGTCCATATCACTATCATCATCTTCAAAATCATCCTCGTCATCTGTTTGAAGAAGATCAATATCACTTTCTATTTCCGATTCAGTTTCATAATCATCGTCAGAAAAATCATCTTCTGGAACATCTTCCAGTGGGTCTAATCGTTCTGGAACCTTTGAGACTCTCCCTGAACGTGTACGTGTAGAAACAATTGTTTTTGTCATTATAAAGTAAAGTATGTTTATTCTTTTAAATACATTACGCACTGTTAATCGATTCGTTTATTAAAACAAGGCTAAATTCAGCGTTTATACTGTTCGCTAACGTATCTAACTCTTCTATAACACTCGTATCAGTAGAAACCGTATATAATGCGAGTTCTCGTAAGTTTTCTAATGAACGGTTTAATAATTTTTCCGAAACTTCTGTATGTGATTTATATTCTATAGCCATGTTTATATTCGCTAAAAACTCCCTGTATAAAACTTCATTTAATCCCGAGTAGGGTAGAGTTTCACGTATGAGTTTAGTTATATGTTTTGTACCTGTATCCTTTTTTATTAAAGTTGATGCCAAATATACAACGAGTGCAATTAATATTACAGCTAACATTCTATAAAGTACTGACAATTTTATCTGTAAGATTATGTGCGCGACATTTACATTTACACACCTGATGTATTTGACTTTTAAGTATACTGAATGAAATTGTTTCTTTACATGTATCACACGATTCCTTCGTCATAACGGTATATTTCTTAACACCTTCGCGTTTGAGTGATTCTAATATAAACGTTTCTTTCTTGACGATATACTTTTTTATAAATTTTTCAAGTAAGTTCTGTTCTGGTTCTACAATAACTTTCTTTTTAGGTGTATACGTTTCAACTTTACCATCTTCGTAAAGAACGTCCGTTATTTTTTTAGAGAGTTGATGTCGTCTCCCCGAAAAATCCTTACAAAACCCATACTGTCTTAATACGTTCGTAGTAGAAAAACACTTTTGGGCTATAGTATCACCTACTATATGAAACCATACGTGGTTGGAATTATGATTACATTTTTTATTTTCACAATATTTAGAATTTGTCGAGACGAGAAACTGTTTGTTATATTTAAACATTTTAGTGATTGATGCGGTAGTTTGCCCTTCTACGTTTTTACGAACGAATGCTTCGACGAGTAAAAGAGCCTCTTGGTTCTTGAACTCATTTTTAGTTTGTAATGTTGTAAATGTAGCTTCTTCACGAGTTCCTTCTATGATAACTGGTTCCATGTTTTGTGTACGTAAAGTTGCCATATGTAATATATCAACGTATGGTTTTTGTTCAGTTTTTTGTAACGTGGATGAAGGACCATGTTTATACATAAATATTGGTAAATATTCACTTTGTGTTTCTTTACCGGTGTTATTACATAACTCACACCCTTGACCGGCGCATGCTTCATGTTTTCCCTTTTTATGTGACCAAGGCATACGGAAACCACTACCCTTTGTATTACGTGAATTATTACCGTATACCGAAATATCAACAATATCTTTCCAATCACGTGATCCGTACGCTAAGTTTAACGTATTTATAACATGATCTCTGAGACCTAATGCAGATGATCTATTTACAACAAACCCTGGCCAGTTTATATGTATACCCGTTTTTATGAGTGTGTCGATAGGTTTAGGTTCGGCGACAGATATCAAAGCGTCTTTACCACCAAACTTTGAGACTTTGTCACATATGACTTTACACACACTCTTAATCTGTTCAAATGACATTTCTTCATCATCTTTATAATCAAGATCCATGAAAAAATTGTAATTTTCCGTTTTCTGTTCAACGACAAATATCTTTTCACCGGAGTTATACACTTCTACACATTTTTCGTAAAAGTCGTTCAATTTATCAAATGGCACGGAGAGGACACCACCGTCCATGAGCACATGTGATAAATCGGAGTTGTTAGCAAAACCTTGGTCTTTACACCAACGTTTAAACATACTTACCTATTAATCTATTTATTTTTTTATATTGTTTATTCGTCATCATACTCGTGACGCCAAATGGAGCGTCTATATGAGACTTCCGGATAATTTTCTTCTTCTGATAAACTTTTCTTTAAAACGAGGAGTTCATAGACTTTATCCTCTTTATGTAATTCAACGTACCTTTCCGCTCTTTCCAATGTATATGCATGCCTTTCAATGAGAAGCTCTTGTATCTGAGATAAAATGTAGTTCTTAGACTTCATTATTTAATAGAGAAGGTTTTTCTATCGAGAGAAGTTACACACGCGTAAAATTCTGGATTGTTAAGTACATTCTTAACAATACGATCCCATTGTTTTTTAGTACTGAACTCTGAGAGTGTTTCAAAATTCATGAAATCATTTTCATCATGTGTTCTCTTGATGGGCTGTTTCTGAATCTTACGAAGATTCATTTTCTGTTTTTCATCGTTAAACTTTCTTATAAGTTCAGCCTGTTCCTGTATGGTATAGTTTACGAAAAACACGTAAACGTTATATTCAAGTTCCACTCCTGGACTTTCCGTTACTACAAACTTAAATTCTGTATATTCACCCTTTTTCAAAGAAACAACCCCCCTGGTTTCTTCTTCGAGTTCTCTCAAAGCACATCTAATGGGATTTGGAATCTCTCTTCGCCTACACCCTCCGGTGACGAAAATCCAATCTTTGAATCTTCGATCCCGGACAGTGAGAAATCGTGGTTTATCACCTATAAAAGTGACGGGGACTGCAATTGCTTTATATTTTTTCATTGCTTATTTGCAAGTTATAATTGAATAAGATGATTATTCTGAAGATTCTTCTTCATCATCATCAACTTGGGTTTCTAAAACCTCCTCTTTTTCTGTTTCTACAACTGGTACAGATTTCACTTGTGGTGGTCTGGATAAATGTGTCATGAGGTTTCCGTAAAATCCTTTAACATTATCCATTTCTGATTTCGTTTTGTTAAGTTCTCTGTACATGTACATTGTGGCAACAATACACATGAGCACGGCAACTATAGTCGCGGTATCGCGATCGAATGTAAACATTTTATATATAAAATTACGAGCTAATTTTTTAAGTTCCTATAATCGCACCCATGTGCGTTTTCTTTTCGGTTGGACACGGGTACCCCATTTTTCCAAATTGTATTTCCTGGTAATGACCTTCTTTACACTCCGCATTCTGAGGAGGTTTTTCTGGTTTTTTACCAACTAAATGATCTAAAGTACCTGATTTTGGGTCATACGTTATAACAAAGACAAATGCTATGAGAAAAATTAATTGCCAAAACATTTATAATAAATGGATAAATTAAATTAGTTGGAATACATCAAACCACCCATACCATTTTCGATACGGAGGATGTTGTAGTTGACGGCGTAGATGGTATTAGCGAACGATGTATTATCGGAAACAAGTCTCGCGGAATCGAGTCTACTAAAGTTGAGCGAACCCGTTGGTTGAACCTTAGCCGTGTCGAGACAGAATGGAATCAATGTCACGT